GTTTTTAACGTCAGTAATGGTTGAACAAGGGATGCAATTTAGCGACGGATTGCCTTTGTCAGTCCGCATGATGGCGACTCCGAATCCTATTGGCGGAATTGCAAATTTTGCATGGGCAATGAATGTATTTTGTAACGTACAGATGTTCCAAATAGCGGGTCAATCTTTTTGGGATTTTATGAAAAACTTTATTCCTTCGCCCTGGATGGAATTTTATACAGAATCAGGCGGACGTACAATTGTAACTGAGCCGTTGGGAATACCGGCTGTTCTTATGCCAGGTTTTAATTATATTGTTTCAAGATCAGTTCCATATTCAAATCCGCTTATCGGGATAGTAAATCCATCACACTGGTTGTCAACAGTTCCATACGATTTATCCTTAATATCAATGCTCGCTGGTGGGGATTTTATTATTGTAACCGATGACGATATAAGTGACAAGAATCTCGGTTTTGATTGTATTAATCAAGCCACGTCTTTTCGTGCAACATACGGCGGGGGGGCAGGTTCTTTAACTGTAAACGAACAAGACAGACCAGTAAAAACGTGTGGTCCGTTAAATCCTTTTGCGTCTGGCGGTGTGCCTACATTCGGAAAAATTGAAATGACTCAAGCTATAAATTGTATTCAATTGTGTGATTTTGACTCCGCTTTACAATGGTTAACAAAAGCAGCCTCAAACGGAATGGGAATTCCAGGTATTGTATCTAAGCCAGCATTATCTAATTTATTAGCAGTATGGTTCCGTAATCAATCCAGATTTAGAGAGGGTGAAATAACAACCAGATTGATGCCTTATGCGAGAGCAGGGATGTATTTATTATATCTGCCAACCATGTCAAATAAAAAAATAGAAAATATTCGAGACATTGGAGTATACTATATTGATAGCGTAAATCACAGCATGAATGTGGGTGACAAAGACAACACCGCACGGACAACATTTAACGTCATTAGAGGCGTTCCGCTTCCCGCAACCCAGGCGCAATCTGCATTATTATTATTTGATTTTGAAGTCTTACCTCCGATATCCGGATTATGGGACGGAGAATATGCGATATTATCAGGCATTAGACGTGCGTTATTGAGAGTTGGATAATGGAAGATAGACAAAGAAAATTAGCTAAAAATCTTGGTAATGATACTCATACCAGAAACATTGAAGATAATATGTTTCAATCTCAGTCGGTTAATACGTTAAAAGTTGTAACAGGTGAAGTATTTTTAACTCAACCTGAACCACTTTTCTCTCAAACGAATGTAATGGTCAATTTGACAAAAGGCGGATTATTGTCAAGTGTTGCATATCCAAACGCATTTAAAGAACCAATAAGCGGAAATATTCACGGGCTTTATGAAGGTCCGATACCCGGACAAATGGTCATGCTGGGATTTGTCGAGGGTAATTCGGCCTCGCCTTTTGTTATAAATCGTTATCCGTATCAAGGGCAGGGTAATAGCCTTACTGAGCTTGCATACATAAATCCATTAACACAATCATTGTATAACGCAACCGATGTTATTCTCGGCCATGTTTCTGGATCGTATTTAAGCTTTAATACAGGATTCCCTATCCCGACGGGAAAATTACCGGGTAGCGTTTCACTTCATTCAATGACTGATTTAAAAATTGATACTCTCGCTGGAATTATCGACATATCAAGTTCTCTGACAATGAATTTAACGTCAACGCTGGGAATGAATATTGATGCAGGTGTCGCAGGAGCTTTATCCGTAAAAGGGTTAGGCGTTGATGTCGATGCAGGGGCCTCAGCTCTGACTATGGCTGGTCTCGGCGTTGATATTGATGCAAGCGCAGGAGCTTCGACGATAGCAGGCTTAACGGTTGAACTGAATGGAAATACGAAGGCATTTGTAACGTGGGCTGAATTAAATGCGGCGTTACAAATACTTATAACGGCATTAGGCGTTCCTCTAATTGTTACAGGAGTTGCGACTCCTGCGTTAGCCGTTTCTGGGACAGCGGCTTGGGCAGTTCCGCCCACTTTGGATATTTCATCAGCACAAACGACAACTGTGAAAACTGGCGGATAATTGACTTGACAATTTTAATTATAAGATATGAAGATATGACATGAATTTACCAATTTTAATAAAAAATTTATATGGAAAATTTGAGTTTACTGGACTTTATTCCTTTGAGTTTGTGGATTCCCATCGTAAAACAATATCTGAAATATTTTTACTCATGCCCCCAAAAACAAAAAATATGCAAGAAGGAACTCGTGCGACAATCAATCCTACATACGGAAGAAATTATATTACGGATGGCGGAAATTCAATAAAAACTATAAATTTATCTGGTGAATGTGTGTTCCCGATGGCGGGGAGTGTAGAAAATCCTTTGGCTTCATTGACTTCCGGCGAAGAATTAAAAGGATTTAATATCTCACTTGGACTTACTGAATTTTTTAAACTCAGATTTCTTCTCGTCAGATATCGCGACTACACGATGACACGAAACGCTCAAGTTAGTGTACCGGATTCAGCGGCGTCGAATGTTCCAGGTATGCCTGCATTGATTAGAAAAGTAGAATCACTGGTGAATAAAAAAGTTGGGGCTTTGTATGACCAATTAAAATTAATTTTTCATGATTATGACATGGACGATCATTTTTATTGTAGAGTATCAAATTTTACGTCGAAACAATCAGATTCAAAATATATTGTCATGGATTACGATATTGAACTCGAATGCTATGAAGTGGACAACAGACAAACTCATCATTTTCAACCATTAAAGGCCAGCCTTGAAGGTGAACTTGATATGACAAATTTATTTTTACAAGGTCGATAAATATGTTTTCTGATGATTTTGAAAATATTCAAACCGAAATACAATATAATGTTAATTTTTTTAACACCTGTACGACCATTTCTAATTTATTATCGACAATAGATACAGAAAATACAAGCATTCAGGCTGGGCAAAAGACTGTTTATGATGATATGCCAGGATATTTGAATGATTTGTTGTTGAATGTAAATCTTGCTTTATCAACATTTCTTACGATATTTTTAACATCAGATCAACAAACTGATTATGATACGGGTGATTTTACTCTTGACGAAACATTAAGTATAAATTTAATTTCATTTTATAATAGTTTGCAGAAATTAAAAATTTCGGCGGCTGGCGGACTTGGTATAATACGGGCGACATTAAAAACAAATACCATACGATATTTTGCAAATGCTGATGATTATCGTCTTACAACAGATCAATTCGAGACTGATTATGAATTTAACAATCGCATTCAAGATCAAAGTTCTTTTGAATATTATACAGTCCAAGACGGTGACACAGCTCGAATACTCGCGCTTCGCGTCCTAAAAGATAGCGAAAAATATTTGAGTATTTTGCAATTAAACGATATAACTGAATCAAATTTCATAGACGGCGATTTAATCGGGCAAAAAATAAAAATTCCCATTCCTTATTCTGGTCCGCAAAGGGACGATAATAATCTCATTTATGATTCAAATGATGAAGATGTTTTTACTTTTTTACATGGTAAAGATTTTGCGCTCGATGTGAATAGAAAATTAAAGATAGACCCAAAAGGCGACTTGCTTGCATTAAGTGGAATTGAAAATACTTATGACGCAATGCTAAATAAATTAAATAATAAAAAAGGTAGTTTGAATGTTTTTTCTCCGAATTGGGGGTTGACTCCGCTCGGAGACGGTAACTCGCCATTGCTTGTAAAAATTGACAGGTATATTACGGATTTGGTTTCTCAAATAAAATCTGATCCGAGAGTAACATCAGTAAATATTGACACGGCTAATCTGATAATAAATGGCGAATCTTTATCCGTGAGTGGTACGATAAAGTTTTTAGGAAACGATGAAGATAATAGAGGATTCGAGGTGAATGTATGAGCGATATATTAAAAATATATACAGCAGAACAATTATATAAAATGTTTCGAGATAAAATTTTATATGATAATGTTGGGATAACGGATTTTAATACCGGATCAAAAGTGCGAAGTTTAATCGAATCCAATTCTGATATTATATCAGCTATAAGCATGGATTTTAAGGAAGCTATTTATAACGCTATTCCGATTGCTCTTTATCAAGGATTTGGATTCGCAAAAAAAACAGCCGTAAAAGCTACAGGATATTTAAGACCTTATCGGACTCCAGCAATGATAATAAATTATACGGGAGCTGGATCAAATGCAAAAATAACAATAGATTCGACCAGTATTGTTGCAGCTTGTACGGGTGCGCCTGGAGACGCTTTTGATTATGATTTTACAACTTATCCTACAATATCGGCTCTTGCCGCACAAATAGAATCTTTAACAAACTGGACTTGTACGGCAATAAAAACAGGGAATTCAGATGAATTATTCCAACAGGCTGATACGGAAGTTATAAATTCATTAAATTATCTATATGCTGATGGCTTGGATATAATGCTTCAAACAGATATTGAAATTTCTATTCCAATAGGTTTTTCTGTAACATTAGACCAGCAACAAATAATAACAACGGCGGCAGCGACTCTTTTGGCTGGTACGGCTTGGATTTTAATAGCCGCACAGAACCAGACATCTGGAATATTAGGCAATATTCCAATCGCAGCAATCGATACAGTAAACGGTAAGGGGTATATCAACTCATACGTTACAGGAGTTGAATATGTAAAAAATGATGTAGCTTTTTCTGGGGGTAGTGAGGCTGAGACAGATGACGCAAGGCGGATAAGATTTGCAAATACAATCAATGCCCTTAATGCAGGGACAACGAGTGGATTACAAGCAGCTATTTTAGCAATAAATACGGTTAAAAGCGTGGGAATAATCGGGTCGCTCCCTTCAATCGGTATGGTAACGGTTATAGTTGATGACGGGAGTGGGGCTGTAAGTCCAACATTGGAAGCCGAAGTGTTAAAGGTTATCGAAGGCGATCCATCAGATTTAATAAATTATCCAGGCAAAGGCACGGCTGGAATAGGATATGTTATTATTGCTCCGACAATTTATGACGTGGATGTCGATATCACAGTATATGTACTTTCAAGCGTTATTGTCGATTATACTGTTTTAGAAACAGCAATACAATCGTCGATAGAACAATATGTCAATACATTAGTTCTTGGCGCGGATGTTTTATTAAGTGAAATAACAAGAGTTTCAA